TCACGGCAGGTCATTTTGGGTGCAATCAGTAGCAAGAAGACTGAGCTAAAAGAACCGTTGCTTGTCGAGGCTATTGCCAAGTCTTTAATTTACGATCTGAGCGCAGATGTGGTGGTTGTTAACTCTGTCAATCTTCAGTCAAATAGCCGCACAACCATCTTGGCAATGAGCAATCAGGGTCGTGAAAAATCGCTTGAAGGCGTAATCAACGCTTTGTTTACCAGTTCGCCCGAACGCAACCGTGCAGTCATTACGATGTTTCAAGGCGAGGTGCATTGCGAGACGTTTGTACCAAGCTCAAAGCTCGGTGAGTACGTTGTCAAACATGGCGTGACGTACATGTGCCGTGGCGCTATACCGCCTGAACAAGGCAGGTTTGTAGGCTACATTGCGGTGGGTTTTAAAATACCGCCTAAAGATATTATCCAAGCGAAGACTCGCATCAACTTAGCAAGCACGGAGATGAGTAAATGATTAGTAATTGGGATAATGCTTTTAAATTGATGTTGAAGTCGGAAGGGGGCTATGTTGACCACCCCGCTGACCCTGGCGGCATGACTAACCTCGGCGTGACCAAGGCAACTTGGGAAAACTGGGTAGGTCGTGAGTCCGATGAGGCTGAAATGCGTAGCCTGACGCCCGAGAAGGTCGAGCCCCTATACAAGAAGAAGTTTTGGGATGCCGTGCGCGCCGACGAATTGCCTGTCGGGCTTGACTACCTAATGTTTGATTTTGGGGTGAACGCGGGGCCTGGGCGCGCAATCAAGCTATTGCAATCTGCCGTGGGTGTGACACCCGACGGTGGCTTTGGCCCCTTGACGCTTGCCGCTGTGCAAGCCATCGACCCTGTTGAACTGATTGAGAAGTTTAGCCAAGCCAAGGAAGACTTCTACCGCTCCCTTGGCACCTTTGCAACCTTTGGCAAAGGCTGGCTAAACCGTGTGGCTGACGTCAAAGTCAAAGCCAATTCAATGCTCGCATAAGCACACGGCGCCACAAGGGGATGTACGGGGGCGAGTAGCAGTCTTTAAGTCTGCGCTCGACTCGCCCCGTCCAGTTGGCACTACCTCGGTCAACGTCATTGAACCAATTTCTTAACGCAGTATTCACAGTAGCCTCCTAAAAGATCACTACAAACTTGACCACACCCGTCGCAGATTAATTCGCGCGGGAACGGTGGCGGGGGTTTCTCGCGTGTGTTAAACAGCCACAGAAGTGCTGCTACCATCAGGGCCATCGACGCGTAGAACCACATTATTATGTCGTATACCATTTCGTTTCTCCAGTAGAATTTGAATGTCTACGCGTAGCATCAAGTGCTGGTGGCGCAGCCTAGCAATGTCATCGTCGATCTGTGCGAGGTTCTCAATAATCTGTTTGTACACTTGGCTCTCAGTCATGTGTCCACCAAGTAGCAATTAAAACAAAAACAAAAATAAAAAGTATTTCTATCATGTCCTCTCCTCAATGTTATAAAACCAATCGGTGCCGGTTGTCCACTTGCGTGTGCCGTCCACCGTCCAAAACGTTTGTGCTGCTTGAAAATCAGGGTGCTTGGTGTCGGCAGGGATTAGGCTTTGGTCGTACCACAAACACCTATTGTTCGGCTGGCAAGCAAACTGCCCGTTATCAAGTCTAATGAAATTAAACGACTTGTGTTCTTCGGCCTGCTCGGTAAAGCCTGTGTCCACATCCAGCCCATCCGCGCAGAAGTCTACCGTGAACAGGTACTTGCCGTACACCCACGTCTTGTCTTTAGACATAAACTTAACACCCAGGTTACGCAGCCCTATCTTCTCAATCACCGTGAACTTATAGCCCATGCAATCCCACAGTTGCAAGACGTCAATGGGGAGCGACGCAGGGCTATCGGTGTGCCACACATAGGCGTGGATGGGCAGCTTGTCGTAGAGCGCACCATAGGCTGGCAAAAGGCTTTCAATGCGAAACACTTGGCCCCTAAGTGCTTTGATGCTTACCCAAATAGCAGGTTCGTATTCGCCGTGGCCCTTCGTGAAGTTGTACAAGAACTCTCGGCGTACGAAACACTTGAGCGGGGGTAGGGATGCAACGATGTAGCTCATGTGTTCTTTTCCTCTAAAAACTCATTAATCTCGGTAATCAACTCCGCTCTTGTCAATTTGCTTTCAAAAAAGTCACGACCTTCATTGACCGACAAACCGACCCATTCTTTGCGTGGTGGTGAGGTGTAGAGTGGGATTGCTCCTTCAATATCTTTATAGCTTTCCATGTAAGTTTCTAAATGGTCTTTTAAAAACCAACCAATAGGCTCTTGCTCAGGCTTGGCTAACTCACCACCTGCACCGCCGCCGCCACTCATAGGCTTGATATTATTGGTCGCAACGTATCGCGGCAAACGCTCAGGCGACATTGGCAGCGTTGGTTTGGATAACTCTACTTTCAATTCAATTGCATAAGCAAGCGCCTCTTGATTTAGCGTAGACCAAACGGAGTTTTGTGCAACCGATAGCGCGTCGATGATCAAATCAATCTTGTTCATGGTCGCACCGCTTCTTTCAGCAACTCAATACGCTCACGCGCAACGCGCAAAGAGTTTGCGCGCTGGTGCAAGCGCAACAGCATCTTTACCCGACGTTCGTGGGTGCGTTCGTACTCAAGCATGGCCATGATCTCTTCTTCAGACAGCGTGGCCATCGTTTCATTTAGTTTTCGCCAAGTGATTTTCATACCGTTCCTCCAGTTTTTTAACAGTTACAAAAACACGGTTGTAGGCCCGTGTCGCTTCGTTCATTAACTTCTGCCGGTGGCGCAACACGTCTTTGGCCGCAGACAGTTGCGCGCGTAATAGATCAATTTTCATTTCAAAGCCTCTAAAGCAATATCAGACACGGCGCGCTTGTCATGCAACGCCGCCCAAATCTTCTCATCAACAGTATTGTTGGTGAGCAACACATACACCCACACGTCATTCTTCTGCCCCGAGCGGTGGATACGCCCTACGGTTTGCTCGTAGAGTTCAAGGCTCCAAGGCAATGACAGAAAGACCATCCGGCAACCGCCGTGTTGCAAGTTAAGCCCATGTCCGGCGCTCTTGGGGTGGACAAGTAGCAACTCCACTTTTCCCGCATTCCAGCGGTCAATAGCGTCCTTGTCGTCGAGAGTGACGGCGTGGGGGTACTGGCGCTTGAGTTCGGCAAGTTCTTCTCGGTAGGTGTAGGCGATGATGGTGTTCGCACGTTGGTTCTCCTCTAGTAAATCGTCTAACAAATCAAACTTGTGACGGCTCATCCAAACGGCTGTCTGTACGTTATCGAACATACTTGGGCGTGGACTAGCTACCGTGTAAGTGTGATAGATAAACCCTGACGCCATCTGTTGCAGCTTGCCCGTCACAACCCCTGCGTTAACCGCTGCAATCTGCGTGTCACCAAAGCGCAACACAAATTCTTTTTTCATTACTTTGTACTCGGCCATGTCCATGTCACAGCGCATCTCAATGGTGTGGCAGGGCGGCAACTTATCGGCGTACTCACCTGCCTCAAGCAAGTATGTCGCGGGTTTGATACGCTCCATGACCGACTGCAACGCCTTGGGGCGTGGTGCCCACTCGCCGTACTCTTTGTTCATCAGCACAAAATAGGTTTGCATAAACGCGCCCTTGCTGCGCCCAAGCAACGATTGGTCAACAATCTTGCATTGCCCGAACACATCTTCTAAACCGTTAGATGTAAACGATCCGGTCAGGCCCCACCTGACCGTCATAGGCTCAATGACCTTGAGCAACGCCTTAAAGCGCGCGCCCGAAGGGTTTTTAAGCCGTGTCAGTTCGTCAAACACAATGCCGTCAAAGTCCAAATCTTGCGCGGCCAACCATTGCAGATTGTCGTAGTTGGTTACGACAACGCGCGCGCCGAGCGCTTTCAAGCGTTGCGCGGGTGTGCCCACGGCTACGGCTATGTCAAGGTCGGGTGCCCACTTAGCGGCCTCGGTCGGCCATACGCTTGTGGCAACCCGCTTGGGGGCTAAGACAAGCCAACGGCGCACGGGTGAGGCTTGCATAGCAGTTAACGTAATCGCCGTCTTACCGGCTCCTACGGGCGCGAGAACCATAGCGCGGTCGTGTGTGCCGAGAAAAGCTGCTGCTTCATTCTGATAAGGTCTAAGGTTCACGATACGATATTCCGAATAGTATCTAGCGTTAACTGTTTATCTTTAGCAGCCATAGCCAATATGTCATCCGACCATCTTGTACCGGCAAACGCATCAATCGCGTCTAACATATCTGTGCTGCTCTTAATAACTTGATCGCGCTCTATCGGATAACCGCAAAGCCCCAACGTGTTTTCGCATGACTCATCAAACAAACACAACGCGCCGCTGTTAAGCGATTCATAAAAACGATTAGCTAAGTAGTTGTACGCGGTGTGTGTCTTTTCATCTTCAATGTAAAGTGAAAAACCAAACTGCGCCAAATCACCGCTCTGAATGTCTAACCGGTTGACGTACTTAGGCGCAACGTCTAACAAATCTATTTTTGGTCGGTTCTTGCTATGCGTTGATACGGTCAACCCGTCAAAATATTTTTTAAAATATTTCTTTCTATCGTCGCGGTATGACCCGTAATACACGCACTCACGATTACGCGCGTTCTCATAGGTGTAATTGCCGTACACCAATGCGTTTAAGTTAAGCATTTGCCAATCGTCAACGTATTTCATAACGACTTTACTAATGTGGTGCGGGTGGTTTGCTAACACCGTATACTTGCGCCCTGCTTTAGCGGCCATCCATAACGTGCGTGGCTCGCCTAAGTTGTACTCATTGGTGACGTAGTACAGCTTTGCATTGGGCGACGCCTCAAGCCACGCGTAATCGGTGTACGCATAGTGACTTGCGTGTACAAACACAATCGAATCGTAACCCCCGTGTACGTTATCGTTAACTGTAGGGTACGACCATATAAGATCGCCGTCTAATGCGTCGGCTATCATGCGCGCGTTTTGCCAATGAAGATTAGCTGCGGGTTTGTCATTTGATGATTTATGACTGTCAATTACAAGAGTTTTAGCCATTGGTCTACCTGCTCCTTAGTCCATAGTGTTGTGTAGTTTTGGTTTAATTTAGCCATGTCGGCGGCAAAAATTTTTTGTAATTCTGACAATCGACCTCCTTTGGTCTTTAACTCTACAAACCATGTCGCCCCGTCAGGGAAACACGCTATACGGTCGGCTACGCCACGGTGGCTAGGCGACGTGAATTTGTACGTCTTGCCACCCGCGCGTTCGACCGCCCATTTAAAATAATTTTCGATTTCTGCCTCGCGGGTCACAATGCGCCCGCATGAGTAAACATTGAATTTTGAGCATTTGACCTAACTTGTCGCGCTTCTTCTAAAGTATCGTATAGCCCTAAATAAATACGTTTTTTATCTTTAGTTATAAAAGCTCCATGTTTACCGCATGAATATAAAAATACGCCTGTAAAACCTGACTTATTATTTTTAGCTATTGTTCTATTTTGCGCGTTTTGTGCGGGTGTTGCTAACCGTAAATTGTGTATTCTATTATTAGTGCGATCGCGGTTGATATGATCTATTTGATGAGGCGGCCAGTTACCATAAACATAAAGCCAAACTAAACGATGGGCTAAATATAATTTTCGGTTAATACAAATATCTACATAACCATCTTTTCGTTTTTTGCCTGCAATTTTCCCCGCACGGTCGTTTCTGGCAATACCAGGTCTAGCTTTCCAAATAAATTCGCCTGTAGCCGAATTGAGTACCAACAACGATTTTAAAGTGGCTGCGTCCATTTATTTCTCCTTTCATGTAAAAAAGTATATCACAAGCAAAAAATCGTGTACAATTAAATTTCTAAACAGGAGATTACACTATGATTCACTCAACTATCGTAGGTGGCTCAACCGCCAAACGCGTTATCGCTTGCCCTGCTAGTATCGACATGGTCGCTAAGATGCCTAAACTGCCTAGCAGCAAGTACGCTGACGAAGGTACACTCTTACACGACGCCATTAGTCAAATCCTTGACTGCAAGGCTACGCCTGAGTCTGTGATTGGCATGACCTACGAAGGCATTACTCTCACGCAGGAGTTGTACGATGACAAGATTCTTGTGGCGCTTGCGGCGTTGGATGAAATTGATCCCGATAAGCAAATGGAGTTTGCTGTGGAAAGCAGCGTCAACTTTGGTGATCTTCTGCCAGGCGTGTTTGGAAGTGCTGACCTACTTGGCCGGATCGGCAAGAAGGCAATTGTGTTGGATTGGAAGTTTGGCAACGGCGTGGCTGTCGAGGCAACTGAGAACGAACAGGGTATGTTCTACGCTGCGGCTGCCATGCGTACGCCGGAAACTCAATGGGTGTTTGAGGACGTTGAGGAAATTGAAATCATCATTGTTCAACCGCCGATGGTGAAGCGTTGGGTGACAACGCCCGAGCGTATCGCTAAGTTTGAGTTTGATTTGATTGCTGCGGTCAACGGCCCTCGCACTAAAATGGACACCGGTGAGCATTGCCGGTGGTGTGCAGCCAAACCTACTTGCCCTAAAGTAACCGGTGCCGTTGATCGTGCGCTCAAGACCGCGCTTGTGCGTGTCGATGCTGAGAAGATAAGCGAGTACCTCACCCAAGCTGATCTGCTTGAAGAATGGATTGATTCGGTGCGTGTATTGGCATACGATATGCTTGAGAACAACGTCAAAGTGCCAGGCTTTAAGTTGGTCGCCAAGCGCGGCGTACGTCAATGGGTGAACGATGAAGCGCCGGTGAAATTACTAGGCGACAAGGCTTACGAAAGTAAGCTAATCTCTGTCGCGCAAGCCGAGAAAATTATCGGCAAAAAGAACTTTCCGGCTGACGTAGCTGTAAGCGTTAGCTCGGGCAGTACGTTGGCTGCGGACTCTGATCCAAGGCCAGCGGTTATTAACCTAGGTAGGCAACTTGCAAACCTAAAACTAATCTAAAGGACAGTAAAATGTTTAACTTAGCAAAACTCCCTGAAGTAAAGTCACTCTCTACAGCCCTGCGTACCATTCAAGCCGAAGTAGGGCCCACTGGTACGGTCATTATCAAGATGGATCGTAGCGGGCATTGGGTGTTCGGTGCCGATCAAACTGAAGTTGAAGATGACTCATTGTGGGCGGTCAATCCCTTTTCGTTTGTGCATGGTTTTATCGCATGGGGAGATGGGGAAGTGTTGGGCGAAAAGATGGTGTCGGTATCTGAGCCATTACCTGAAACTGATGACGCGCCACCCCAAGCCAAAAAAGGTTGGGAAACGCAAGTCGGTATGTCACTTAAGTGTGTATCAGGCGAAGACAAGGGCATGGAAGCGCGTTACACCACCACATCAGCCGGTGGCAAGCGTGGCGTACAAGCCCTAGCGGTTGCGATCGCCGAACAGGTGGATAAAGATCAGTCAAAGCCTGTGCCTGTCGTGTTACTTAAAAAAGAACACTATCAGCACAAGTCATACGGTCGCATCTTTACACCCTTGTTTGACATTCAGTCGTGGGTGTCAATGGATGGCGAAGAGCCAATTGTTGAAGCAGAAGAAGTTGCCGAGGCAGCACCCGCACGTCGTCGTAGGAGCGCAACATGATTGACTTGAACCTGACAGTCGCAGAAGTCAATTCGATTATGGCTATGCTCGGGCGTCAACCTTACGAACAGGTCGAAGGCCTGATCGCTAAGATTCGCGCGCAAGCAATACCGCAGTTGCCACCAGTAGTAGCCGAGTAAGGTTCAGGGGGCGGTTAGGCAAGCATTTGAGGATGTCGTAAGTGCGTGTTTTTCTTGCCTTCCAACGCGTATGCAGTAACGGCCAAATCAACGCCCCCACCTATAAACTAAGGTAAAGTCAAATGGAACCATTAAATTTTTGTCGTCAAATTAAAAAAAATATATTGGAATTAAATGATAGTAATAAGTATGAAGAAGTAAAAAAAATAAACCCCGCGTTTTTGTTTCACCCCCTTTTAGATAGCGCAGTAAAATTTACTTTACCTTTAAACGGGTATATTTTAAATGACGCGCAATTAAAAGGGCTTGACGGCGTAGAAGAATTACGTTTGCCCTACGAACATATAGCATTGGAATTTACCCGTGATGTATCTATCTATCGCAATTATTCACCTCTAGAAGATCAAACTCAATTCCCTAGCAAAATAGTCTTGTTGCTAGTGGAAAGGTCGGGATACATAAGTGTTCAGATGTGGTGCTATACGATAGGTATTTGGTACCCTTGCCCGCCTATTTTTATACCTAAAGTTGATTCGTATGTTATGGGGGATAAAGGTGTCTATACATTCAAAGTTCATATGCCTCCGGCTGAAATAATGGGTGTTAATACGCCTGAAACTTTAGAACAAGATTACGGGATGGAATTACAAATAGTTTTTGGTTTTCTTAACGCGTTGGCGTGTAGCAATGTTCACACCGAAAAATTACCATCACGCAAACCTAGCAAAACGCTTGGTTCGCTGCCTTTTGATGAATACCGTGTGCTGACCATAGACCGCCCAGCGAGCACCGGCAACGGCCACGCAGGGGGCAGCCACCGCAGCCCGCGCGAACACTTGCGTCGGGGTCACATAAGACGTCTGCCAACTGGCAGCAAAATATGGGTTAACGCAGCGGTTATCAATGCGGGGGCGGGTGGCAAAATCCGTAAGCAATATGCTATGGGTTGACTTTGAAACCCGTAGCCATTGCGACCTAAAGAAGCATGGCGTCTACAACTACGCGCAAGACTCGACGACAGACGTATTGTGTATGTCCTACGCGTTTGACGATGAAGACGTGGTGACGTGGCTACCTACGCAGCCCTTCCCCCAACGTGTACGCGATCATAAGGGTTTAATCTACGCCCACAACGCAGCCTTTGAGCGGTTGATCTTTTGGTACGTCTTGCAAATTAACTTTAAGTTAGAGCAGTTCTATTGCACCGCCACTCAAGCGCGCGCCAATTGTGCGCCTGGTAGCCTTGAAGACGTGGGTCGCTTTGCCGGTGCGAGCATGAAGAAAGATTACAGAGGCGCGCAGTTGATCAGGGCGCTGTGCGTACCGCCGTTTAAAGATGACCCTGCGCTGATGCTTGAAATGGTGCAATACTGTGAGCAAGACGTGCGCGCCATGCGCGCGGTCAGTCAGAGCCTACGCCCCCTATCAGATGAAGAATTGGAGGATTACCATGTCAACGAAAAAATCAACGACCGAGGTGTACTGGTGGATGTGCATCTTGCCAGCGCAGCCATCTCTTACGCGGCCACAGAACTCGCGGACATACAGTCCATTGTCCGAGCCGTCACCGATGGCGCGATCACGTCAGTCCGCTCGCCGAAGATGCGCGAATGGGTTAAAGAAAGACTAAGTACAGAACACCTTAAACTAATGGAAGTGGAAGATGGAAAGTATTCAATTGACAAGCGCGTTCGCGCAAACCTCTTGGCCACGTCAGACCTACCGCCTGACGTTGAGCAAGTTATCCAATGTGCCGATGATCTCTGGGCGTCGAGCGTTGCGAAGTTCTCACGCTTACGCGACTTGGCAGATGTGGAGGACAATCGCGTCCGTGGAGCCTTTGTGTTCGCCGGAGGATCGGCTACTGGTCGTGCGTCTAGCTATGGCGCGCAAGTCCACAACTTCACGCGCCGGTGCGCCAAAGACCCCGAGTCTGTTAGAGCGAGCATGGTTCTCGGACGTTCCGTCGTTCCCGAGTTTGGTAAGAGGGTCACAGACGTTCTAAAAGGGATGCTGCGCCCTGCGATCATACCCGCCAAGGGTAAGTCCTTGGTGGTAGCCGATTGGGCTCAGATCGAGGCGCGTATGACCCCGTGGCTATCAGGCAGAGGTGATGACGTGCTAGATGTGTTTCGCTCGGGGCGTGACATTTACATACGGGAAGCTGCCGCGATGTACAAAATACCCGAGTCGGAAGTCACGCCCGACCAAAGACAAATCGGTAAGGTCGCCATTCTCGCTTGCGGGTTTGGCGGGGGTCTAGGTGCGTTCTCTGCAATGGGTAGAGCATACGGGTTAACCATGACAGAATCAGACGCGCAGCGCACCGTTGACGCGTGGCGCCGCGCAAACCAATGGGCCGTTAGGTATTGGCAAGAGCTAGAAACTGGTTACATGATCGCTATGCGTAATAAGGGGCGCGAAATCGTCGCGGGTAGGGTTACCTATCTGTATGATGGGCAACACTTATGGTACGCTTTACCTTCAAGCAGAATTCTCTGCTACCCCTACGCCAAACTTGAAGAAGATGGAATCAGTTACGCAAAAGCCGCATGGAAACCCGCCGCTGACGCTAAAGAGTGGCCACGCGCCCGACTATGGCGTGGGTTGGCCTGTGAAAATGTCACCCAAGCCGCAGCGAACGACGTATTACGTTACGCTCTCCGCGCCGTTGAACCTCTCGGAGTTGTACTCCACGTTCACGACGAAATTGTTATTGAAACCGATCAGCCCGAAACCGTCACCGAGCGGTTAAGGCAAGTTATGTGTACGCCGCCCCCGTGGGCGCAAGGTCTGCCACTAGACGCCGAGATTCAGACAATGACTCGGTACGGCAAGTAAAAAAAAAGCCACCGGCTAGGGTGGCTTAAACAACTAAGGAGTATTGCATTGGACTTCGTCGATTATATTTCAAAAGTCGCCCCCGAGGGTGAAACTTGTCTATTAGTCAAGCAAAAGCCTGTTGGAAAAGAACAACACGCCGATGGCACGATTAAGGCGACATGGCCAGCCTTTTACCCCCATGAGTACAAAGAAGGCGGCGCGTGGTACGCCAATACAGCCTCATTTGTCGTTGATCGGTTTAAGAGTAAACCGAGCGCGTCGATTCACAATTGCGACCATGTTGCTTTTCTTGTACTTGATGACGTGGGCACCAAATCGAAAGCGCCCCCGCTTGAGCCCACTTGGAAGATCGAAACCTCCCCCGATAACTTCCAATGGGGCTATACCTTTGCCCTAGACGATCAACCCACGCACCAAGTCTTTAGCGCTGCGATCAAGGCCATAGCCGAGGCCGGTTACACCGACAAGGGCGCGTGTAATGCGGTGCGGAATTTTAGGATACCAGGGAGCGTTAACCTCAAGCCCGAGCGCAACGGGTTCAAGTCGATCCTGACCGAGTTTCATCCTACCCGTGAGTTTAGTTTGCCGCAGATCATGGGCGCGTTCGGGGTGACTTCCGGCCCCGTCGAATCCAACGCGTACCGCCCGATCAAGATAGACGACGACGGTACCGATAACATTTTTGCGTGGTTGGCCGAGAATAGCCTTGTCATTAGTCGCCCCAATAGCGAGGGCTGGGCGGGTGTCGTTTGCCCCAATGCGCACGAACACACAGACGGTAACCCGCAAGGGCGGTACAACCCGTCTATGCGCGCGTACTGTTGCTTGCACAGCCATTGCTTGCAACTTGACAGCCATATCTTTCTTGAATGGGTCGAAGGCCAAGGCGGGCCGAGCGCGGCCCCAGGTCTACGCGACGAACTGCTAGCCAAGACAATGGCCAAGGCCTATGAAATTATCGCCCCCACGGCCGCATTTCCTGATGACGTTAAAAAGCGCCAAACCGAGATTGAAAACCGAGAGCTCGGGCGCGTACAAAAACGCGAGTGGTTTGCCCGTTTTGCTTACATTCAATCCGACGACAGTTACTTTGATATGCAAGACCGGCGCGAGATTGCGCGGGGCACGTTTAACGCGCTATACCGGCACGTCATTTGTAAATCAGTTAGAACCGGCCGACATATTGAGGCCTCAGTCTGTTTTGATGAATTAAGACAAGAAAACGGCGCCCCCGCGTTGGTGGGGATAACGTACGCGGCCGGCGATACCGTTTTGGTTAGCCGAGGCGGTGACGTGTACGGCAATAGGTGGCGCGATGCTCGGCCCGTGGCCATAGCGGGCGACATTACCCCGTGGCTAGATCATTGTAGGCACCTAGTGCCCGACGCGGATACGCTCGAGCATTGTTTTAACGTCATGGCCTATAAACTGCAACACCCGCAAACCAAGATCAATCACGCGGTGCTACATACCGGCGTACAGGGTTCGGGCAAAGACACTATGTGGCACCCGTTTATATGGGCCGTGTGTGGGGATAACGCGGTTAACCGTGGCTTGCTTGATTCTGACACTATGTCGTCGCAGTTTAATTACGCGCTCGAAAGCGAGATATTGATATTGAACGAATTACGCGAACCCGACGCCAAGGATCGTCGCGCGTTAGCAAACAAATTAAAGCCGATTATCGCCGCGCCCCCTGAGTATCTGTCGATCAATCGTAAAGGCCTGAAACCGTACGATATGGTGAACAGGTGTATGGTACTGGCGTTTAGTAATGACGCGGTGCCCATTACCCTTGATAGTCAGGATCGGCGTTGGTTTGCCCTTAAATCAAACGCCCCCCGTATGGCCCCCGAGGTGAGCGCGAAAATATGGTCATGGTTTGCCCGTGGTGGCGTGGCCGCGTGCGCCGCGTGGCTGGCCCAGCGCGACGTAAGCGCGTTTAACCCGTCGGCCGCGCCCCCTGTTACCGAATTTAAGTTAACCCTGATCGAACAGGGTATGAGCGCAAATGAAAGTTACCTAGTCGATATGATCCGCGAGCGTAGAGGGGTGTTCGCGCAGGGCGTTATCGCGTCGCCGTTTCACGTTATCTGTGACACGCTATCACTCAACGCCCCAGGCACCTATAAGGTGAGCCAGGGCGCCCTATTGCACGCGCTACTCGAGTGCAGTTGGTTCGACTGTGGGCGCCTAGCCACGCGTGAGCTCACCACTAAAAAGCAAGTCTATTGTGCGCCTGATATGGTGGGCCATAAAAAGTCAGAGCTGCGCGTAATGGCTGAGGGCTTGGTAGTGCGCGCCGGTACACCGTTGGCTAGCGTTACACCAATAAAAAAGCCCGCCTAAGCGGGCTGTGGGGTTTGCGTGGCGCTATAGGTCAAAGACTAGAATCATTAGAATGACGATAGCGGCCGCGATTAGGCTTATGGTCATAACGGCATTAACCCCGCAAAGACGGGGTGTAGGCGCGGTGTGTAAGCCCCTATGTCGGCCGGAAATACGCGCTTGATGTAACCACGCTCGCACATTGAACGCAGGGTTACATAATCGCCTATTGAGTAGACGGTATAGGGCCGGTTCTTGACGTGCACAATATCGCCAACGTCGACCGGCTGGCCTGTTTTATAGTTCATAAATACCCCAAAGTGTTGTTTGGCAAAATGCGAAAAGTAGCAATAACCCCTATGCGGGCCATATAACGCAGTTTAGGCGTGGCCGGTACTATCTCAAGGCCTAGCGCCTTGACGCGCGTATGATGCGCGCGTACGGCCGCGTATTCGCGCGAATAGGTCGATCGAATGTAAGTATTCATAAGATATCTCGCTTAAGTGTACGGGGTGAATAAAAGCGGGTGCCTTCATAAATCCAAAAATAATTGCCTAGCGCGCCGTCGCGTTTGTAATAAACGCGCCAAGGCCGCATCAAGCGCGCTTGGCCGTCCGCGCCGGTGTAATAGACAATGTGTTCGGGCTCGAATTTATAGTTATCTCGAATAAAAGTAGTTTTCATGTTGTGGCCTTATCGTTAATTAACTGGTACATATTCCAGCCAATGGTTAGCACTTGTTCGCCGTTGTCGATCATAAAGTTATAGGCCCACCGGTCGGCGTCGTGCCACTCAGGACAACTAATAGGCGCCGTTTTGATGTGGCGCCAACCGTGGTTATCATTTTTAGCGTGGTATGCAAGTTTCATTTTGTCGCCTCAATGGGGAAATATTGGCGAACCGTAATACAGTTAGCGTGCAAGCCGCTTATTTCATCGCGGGCAAAAAAACCCTCGTCATCGCCTTCAATATCCCAATGGCCTTGAGGTTTATGGTTTTCTGCTAACCATTCGGTTAGCTGTTTTTCTTCCACATCATCTAAGCCCGTGTAATCGGCGTTGATAATGGCGCTCACCCAATGGTCAGCCAATGTATATTCGTAATGGTCGAAGTTCATACCGTCACCTCTTGCGTGGCCGATAAGCCCTTGATGTATGCGTGCATAGTGTTGTACAACTCGCGCTTAGTGCCGTGGCCCTGTCCGAGTGGGCACGTCGCGCCGCCGGACTCGTTGACGTGACGCATCAAGCAAACGCCGCCATAGGCGCGCGAGATATGATAATTGCCCACGGCCGCGCGGCCATTAGCCCAGGGCGCCGTTGGGCTTTTTGTAATAGTGTTGAGATACTCACAAAGTGAGTCTAATTGTTTATCAGTAATACGTTGTGTCATTTTTATCTACCTTAGTGGAGTTTATGGCCCGCTTGCGCGGGCCCGAGTGGTGTTACATGAAATCGCGGTTAAAGCCGGCGTAGGGCGCCTCGTGGCCGGCTCGCATGGGCATTACAACCACTAAACAAGTATTAACGCCGGCGTGCATCACGGCGCTATCAGATCCGCGCTGAATGAAATTGAATGTATCTTTTGGCTTAACGCCGAGATACAGCGACAGTGCCGCGCGGCCGCGTACTAGCAAGTCAGGGTTATAGGTGCCTGGCGCTTGCTCGGTGTTGTGGTCAATTTGGGGGATAACGCGGCCAATATCAGGATAACGGCCGTCGACGGGCACAAAGCGCGCGCCGCCGAGCATATAGTTTTGGCCGTCGTACTCGAGCTCGGTAAAATCTAATTTTTTGTCCAAGCGCTTAACGGCGTCGGTAGGGATAATTAGGTTTAAGGGCACGTCAACGGCGCCGTCATAAGGCAATTGGCCCGCAAAAAGTATATGGCCGTCGGTGCCGTAAACCATGCCGGTAAACGGCTTAGTAATTTGAATATTGATACCTTGCAAGTAATAACGAATGTCTTTTTTAGCAGAGCACTCGAGCGCGGCAAACAGGAAAGATGTTTTAAAAGTGATTTTCATTTTTTAACCTTAGTGAAGTGAAGTTTAGATAAAGCAAGCCAGCAACAAAGCCAGGCACATTAACAGCGCGGCAATAACATCGGAAAATTTATTCATCGCCGGCCACCTCGAGCGCGTACGCGGCATCAAATAACGCCTCGGCCGCAAAGTATGTTTTTTGCGCGGCCAAAAATTCAGCGTCGGAAAGTTTACCGGCGCGGTACGCGTCGCGTATTGGCGCGTAAACCTTAAACGCGTCATTGGCCGCCTGGCGCGCGTCGTCATATTGTTTAGATGTCATAGTGAACCCTTTGAGTTATGGCCCGCTTGCGCGGGCCGGATTAGTTTTAGTCCATTCGTGAATCAACGTAGGCGTCGACGCCGTTTGCGATTAACACATCAGCAAATGCGCGCGCGTAAACTTCTTTACGCGTTAACGACTGATTAAAATCACGTACGCTAATGCAATAGCCACCGCCGTAATTTTTGCGGCCGATATTCATCTTTTTAAGGCCATTGGCGAACTTTATATTTTTAACGACAACGCTGGCAAAGCCACAAACGCCGTCTTCAACAAAGTAAGAGCGCGTTATCTCGCTGTTAGCGTCGAGCGGGTTTTTATGCGCGTTGACTATCATTGGTGCTACTTGCGCGGCCTGCGCGGCCAATAAGCCAGCAGCGCGCGCTTGGTTGTAGAGTTCTGCTATGTTCATTTTCGATTACCTTAGATTAGATTAGTTTCGTTTCGGGTTACTACAAACACAGTGTACAGGAATTTCTAGCATTTAAACCACTGCTATAACAACTATTTTCATTTTGTGAGGTTTTGTGAGGTTTGTTAAAAATGTAAGGCATTTAAGGGTAATGAAAAGGCAACGCAAAAAGGCGCGAAGTGCTTTCAAAAAATGCTTTATAAATTATCGGTTTATGTGCTTTGTAGGGTAATAAAGGTAATAGTAATAGTTAATAAAGATATTTTTATAAAATACTGTATATATGTACAGTAGTATATATGTCGGCGCAGTTGGCGCACGCACAACGTAGCAGTCCAGTGGACTTTGTGGGCATTGCCCTCATTGCCTACATGACCTTCAAGGGAAACTTAGTGGCTAAGACTTAGTGAGCATTAGTGGCTAAGACTTAGTGAGCCACTCACTAAATCTTAGTGCTAAGACTTAGTGAGTATGGCTAAGACTTAGTGAGTGGCTAAGACTTAGTGAGCACCACTCGACAGCTCGACAGCTCGACAGCTCGACAGCTCGCCAGGCACACGGCGATGTTGCAGCGCAGCATTGTGCAGTGCAGCTACCGCAGTGCAGCATGGTGGCATTAAGCATTCTTGAGGGCATGGGGGTAGGGGGGGGGAGGGCCCTGCGAGGAGCCCTAGCTAGCGGAGGTTATGCCAACAAAATTTTTTTATATAATAAATTGCCGACATGACCTACAATCGCAAAATGCTATCTCTACACTTCACACCCCGCGAAGTCCGCGCCACCGAGTCGCGTTTGTTGCGCGTATACGAAGCCGCAAAGTTAGGCTTGTCCAACGACGCCTTGGCGTTACGGGCTGGCATGATGCCCGAAGAGTTTCGTAAACTCTGCCAGCTAGACCCTGTTGTTGAACTTGCCGCCATGCAAGGCCGTGCGGAAGCGGAAGCGACCATGTCGCAAGTCGTGTATGACGCGGCCGTTGGCGGCGACGCTAAGATGGCGTTAGAGTTCTTGAAACACAAACACGATTGGGTGGCCAAGCAACAAGTGCAGGTGGACGTGACGCAACAGATCAGCATCATCACCGCGCTTGAGCAAGCCGAACAACGGTTAACTATAGATATGGAGTCCGGCAATGGCCAACGAACTAATGCCCAAGAATCTAAATATGCTGCGCTTCTCTCTAGAGGACATGACACCTGAAGATCGGCGCAAACTGTTTTTGCTAGATCAAGAACTTAATATGTCGGGTGACATGGGTGGGCGCCCAACTATGATGGGTGAACAACCTAGCCGTCAATCGCCATTTCAAGGTATGGTTCAAGGTACTTCGGGCGGATACAATATGCCAATGCCTAACGGACAGATTGCAGAATTTACACCTGACACACTAATGGCGCGCGGCGGTTACCAGGGTGACAACCTACGCGCAGGTGCTTCGGGCGTAATGGTGCGAATGCCTGACGGCACCATTCAAATTATGCCTGGGTTAGACGCGGGGTTTAACACTAACCTTGGTAACGGCGGTAATTTAGATATTGGCGGTATGTACGGCCCGCGCGGTATGTTTAACGTCAACGCCCGCTACACCAAGAAGTTCTGATGCAAACGACACAGTACAGCGCAACCGAAGAAATGGCTCTTATGAGCCGTCTTTGGTCGCCCAAGATCAAGGATGACCCACTAGCGTTTGTACTTTATGCGTTCCCCTGGGGTCAGAAGGGTACGCCCTTAGAAAACTTCTCCGGCCCACGCCGTTGGCAACGCGAAGTGCTGTCCGACCTGACCGCACACATTAAGCAGAACGGCGGCAAGGTTGACTTTGACACGTTCCGCATGGCGACATCATCCGGTCGCGGTATTGGCAAGTCAGCCTTAGTCAGTTGGCTCACCTTGTGGATGCTCTCCACACGGATTGGTTCAACGACCATCATCTCAGCCAACTCAGAATCACAATTACGCTCAGTCACCTGGGCAGAGATTACCAAGTGGCTTGCCATGTCACTTAATTCACATTGGTTTGAGGTCAGCGCCACACGGCTCATGCCCGCCAAGTGGATTACAGAACTAGTCGAGCGTGACCTAAAGAAAGGCACACGCTATTGGTCGGTTGAGGGCAGACTGTGGTCAAGCGAGAACCCTGACGCGTACGCGGGCGTCCACAACTACGACGGCGTGATGGTGATCTTTGATGAGGCATCAGGTATTGATGACGCTATTTGGGCGGTGACCGCTGGTTTCTTTACCGAGAACACGCCTAACCGCTTTTGGTTGGCGTTCTCTAACCCGCGCCGCAACACCGGTTACTTCTACGAATGCCACAACTCCAAGCGTGACTTTTGGAACACCAAGATTGTGGACGCGCGCACGGTTGAGGGTACGGACAAGGCAGTCTACCAGCAGATCATCGACGAATATGGCGCCGATTCATCACAAGCTGCGGTCGAAGTCTACGGTGACTTTCCCTCTGCGGGTGATGATCAGTTTATATCATCATCTATCGTTGATGAAGCCATGCGTCGGCCACGGCTCAAAGACCTGTCCGCCCCCATTATTGTGGGCGTTGACCCTGCACGGTTCGGTTCTGACTCAACCGTGATCGCCATACGCCAAGGGCGTGACATTATTGGCATTAAACGCTTCAAAGGCGACGATACGATGACCGTGGTGGGCCATGTCATTGAGTGTATTGAGGAATATAAGCCCGCGTTAGTGGTGATCGACGAAGGCGGCGTTGGTGGTGGGGTCGTTGACCGGCTAAAAGAACAACGCTACAAGATAAGAGGGGTCAATTTTGGCAATAAGTCCAAAAATCCGCTGATGTATGGTAATTTAAGGGCTCAGATGTGGGGTGATATGCGAAATTGGTTGAAAACCGCGTCGATTCCTAGTGACAGGATACTTAAAACTGATTTAATATCACCAGTAATGAAGCCCGACTCTAAAGGTACGATCTTTTTAGAGTCTAAGAAGGACATGAAAGCGCGGGGCCTAGCCTCGCCTGATGCAGCAGATGCTATATGCGTGACGTTTGCATTCCCCGTCGCGCACCGAGAGTACGCAGAACCAAAGCGCCGTAGTCAATCAACTAATAGTTTACAAACTTCTTGGATGGGAGCTTGAAATGCCAAATTCACAAGCAATCGGTGTCGCGTATAGCGATCAAATTATCTCTGGCGGTACTGTTGACAATTCGCCTATTGGCTTAACAACACCTAGCACAATCGAAGGTACAACTGTTTACGCAGACACAGAGATTGGTTATGGAACTCCGGCACAAGGTGCGGTCACTCAGCTTACAAGCAAATCTACCGGTGTGACGCTAAATACGTCAGCCGGTCAGATTACGATGAACAACGCTTCACTGGCGACTGTGACCAACGTGACCTTTACGTTGACCAACAGCGTGTTGTCAGCCAAAGACGTACTGATCCTAAACGTGTCGGGTGCGGCAACTGCTGGCGCTTACAACTGTTGGGTGTCTAGCATGACCGCGGGTTCGGCAACTATTACCTTGCGTAACATTAGCGGCGGCTCTTTGTCTGAGGCTGTTGTCCTTAACTTTGCAATCATTCACTGCGCATAATGGCTAAGAAATCCGTATCTTTATCTGTGGGGCGTGGCGAGAAATTGCCCGCCTCTCAAGGTGCGGGGTTAACCGCCAAGGGTAGAGCCAAGTACAATGCGGAAACTGGCTCAAACCTAAAGGCACCCGCCCCCAATCCTAAGACCGAAGCAGATAAAGGTCGTAAAGCGTCATTTTGTGCCCGCATGGGTGCGGTTGCAGCCCATGCCAAAGACGGCGAACGTGCAAAAGCATCTTTAAAAAGGTGGAAATGTTAATGGCTACTAAACCTGGACTCTACGCAAATATTCACGCAAAACGCGAGCGCATTAAAGAGGGCTCGGGCGAGAAAATGAACAAAGTCGGGTCAAAAAACGCCCCGACTGTCAAAGACTTTAAACAATCAGCCAAAACTGCAAAGAAGAAATGATCCAACCTCTACACGACAATATTGCGGTACGCCCTGACCCGTTTGTGCAAAGCGGGTTGATTATTATGCCCGAGGAAGACACCCGCACAGGCGTGGTAGTCGCCGTTGGGCCAGGCAAAAAAGACTCTAAACGCCCGCTTATGGTGAACGTAGGTGATCATGTCATGTACAGCGGTACAATTGACCGCAAGTATGAAGACTTGATTTTAATGCGTGATAAAGATGTCATAGGGCTTGTATGACCGAACTAATTACCCGTCAAGAAGCAATAGCTAAAGGGCTACCTCGCTATTTTACGGGTAATAACTGTTCTAAAGGTCATGCTGTTGAACGGTACACAAACAACAAAACTTGTTGTGATTGCGCCAACGTTGCGTCGGGAAAATCTAAGTTAGCTAAACCTGACAAATATTATGCGTTTAATAAAATTTGGCGGCAAAACCACCCCAAAAAATCTGCTGCGTATTCTCGCAAATATGGGCTTAAAAATAAAGGCGATCGTAACTTGTGGACTGCAAATTACCGCAGCGCCAAAGATGCGCGTCAACCGTCTTGGTTAAATGCAGGACAACTATTTGAAATGGAAAGCATTTATAATTATTGTGCTGCGCTGCGAAGCACGGGGCTAGATTATCATGTTGACCATATCGTACCTTTACGGGGCGGCAACGTATCAGGACTTCATGTGCCTTGGAATTTACAAGTTATTACAGGGTCAGAAAACATGAGCAAAGGAAATCGTTTTAATGGCTGACTCTAAAGACAAAGACATCATAGAAACTGCCCTTCACCGGATGACGATGGCAATTGCTGCCTTTTCAGATTCTAGAGAAGATGAATTAGACGATTTGCGTTTTTATGCTGCAAGTCCTGATAATCAATATCAATGGCCAGCCGACGTGTTGGCTACTCGGGGCTCGGTTCAAGGCCAAACCATCAACGCGCGCCCCTGCCTTACCATCAACAAACTCCCCCAGCACGTCAGACAAGTCACCAACGATCAACGCCAAAATCGACCAAGCGGAAAAGTAATCCCCGCTGACGACAAGGCTGACGTTGAGGTTGCCGAGATTTTCAACGGCATGGTGCGTCACATTGAGTATATGTCCGACGCGGACGTCGCATACGACACCGCTTGTGAAAACCAAGTGGCGTATGGTGAGGGCTATATCCGGCTGCTCACCGAGTACGAAAGCCCCAATTCGTTTGATCAAAACATCAAGATTGGGCGTATTCGCAACTCTTTTTCAGTCTACATGGATCCAACAATCCAAGACCCGTGCGGCTCAGACGCCCAATGGTGTTTTGTGACCGAAGACTTAATGCTTGAAGACTTTGAGCGTATGTTTCCGGATGCACAACCCGTGTCCTCGCTCCAAGCGCAAAGCGTGGGTAACGAATCCTACGCACCGTGGTTAAGCGTAGACACTATTCGGATTGCCGATTATTACTACGTCGAGCATGAGAAAGCTACATTAAACCTTTACTACGGCAACGTAAGCGCCATGAAGGGTTCGCCTGAAGACCAGCAAATGGTTCAGATGGGCATGAAGCCAATCAAAAGCCGTATTGTAGATGTCAAAAAGGTCAAGCATTGCAAGATTAACGGCTTTGAAGTGCTTGAGCATAACGATTGGGCAGGTGATTGGATTCCGGTTGTGCGTGTCGTGGGTAACGAATTTGAGATTGACGGACGCATTCATGTGTCGGGCATTGTGCGTAACGCCAAGGATGCTCAACGTATGTACAACTATTGGGTAAGCCAAGAGGCTGAGATGCTCGCTTTGGCGCCCAAAGCACCGTTTATTGGCTACGGCGGGCAGTTCGAGGGCTACGAAACCCAATGGAAAACTGCTAACACCACCAACTGGCCATACCTTGAAGTTAACCCTGATGTCACCGACGGTGCGGGCGGCACGCTCCCATTGCCACAACGCGCACAGCCCCCTATGGCGTCAAGTGGCTTGCTGCAAGCCAAAGCGGGCGCTAGCGACGATATTAAGTCAACGACAGGGCAATATGACTCTAGCCTTGGTGCGACCTCTAACGAGCGTTCAGGCAAGGCTATCATGGCGCGTGAGCGTCAGACCGACACCGGCACCTATCACTACGTTGACAACTTAGCGCGCGCCATTCGTCACATTACCCGTCAGATTATTGGCTTAGTGCCTAAGATTTACGACACGCAACGGGTCGCGCGCATCATGGGCGAGGACGGCGAGCCTGATTCAGCCAAGATTGATCCCATGCAACAAGAGCCGGTTAAGAAAATTGTTGACCAAAACGGGTTAGAAATTGACAAGATTTACAACCCTGGCGTTGGCACTTACGACGTGATGGTCACGACCGGCCCAAGCTACATGACCAAACGCCAAGAAGCGTTGGAGTCTATGGGTCAATTGCTGCAAGGCAACCCACAGTTGTGGGCAGTTGCGGGCGATCTGTTCATCAAGAACATGGATTGGCCTGGTGCCCAAGAGATGGCCAAACGCTTTGCCAAGACCATTGATCCTAAGTTGATGGACGACGGTGACAAAGACCCAGCACTCCAAGCCGCCGAGCAACAGATGCAAGCAATGGCGCAAGAGATGGAACAAATGCACACCATGCTGCAAAACGTGTCTAAGTCTATGGAAGCCCAAGACATTGAGCGCAAGAACTATGAGGCGCAGATTAAAGCCTTTGATGCTGAAACCAAACGCATCTCAGCCGTTCAAGCGGGCATGACCTTTGAGCAGATTCAAGACATCGTAATGGGTACGGTTGCCGCTGCCTTGGATACGGGCGATTTGATTAGCGGCGCGCCTCAACGTGAGCAGTTTGAGATGCCTATGGAGCAACCTCCAATGGATCAGGGCATGATGCAACCGCCTATGGATCAAGGCATGATGCCACCTGAAGGTATGCCACCTGAACAGATGCAACCGCCCCCAATGATGGAGCAACCACAATGAAGTGCAACGATTTCGTAGGGATGTTTTTCCTAGCGCGCGACGTAACCCATTCGGTACATTTGAACACTCGCAGCTACGCCAAACATAAGGCGTTGCAAAAGTTCTATGAAAATATCATCGACCTAGCTGACGGGTTTGCCGAGGCGTATCAAGGTAGACATGGGCTGATCGGCGCCATTACGTTGCAATCGTCTAAAAAGACGACTAACGTCACCGAGTTCTTGGAAGATCCGCTTGAAGAGATTGAGAAGTGTCGCTACGAAGTCTGCGACAAAACAGACACGGCTTTACAGAATTTAATCGACGGAATCGTCGAATTGTATCTCTCCACTCTATACAAATTGAAGTTCCTTTCGTAAGGCATATCATGGCAAATTACACCTACATCACGGCGTCTAAACAGATCAAAGTCGGTGCTGGCAAACTCAGAGGCATCTTTGTAAGTTCTGCTTCCAGTACGCCTACAATCACCATCTATGACGTGCAGACCGGCACCGCCACCACAATGGTCGGTGTGTTTACACCCGTTGGCGCGACCTTTTACCCTTTTGGCTCTTTAGATGGGGCATTTTTTAACCAAGGGCTTAACGTGGT